ACCGTCTTGAATCGGTTTAAAAAAGAACGGATAGTTGATTGATATTGGAACCACCTTATCTGTAAACATTTTTTTAGCATCTGCACCTGTTTTAGAAAGTATACCAAATCTACTATCACTTGCTAATGTAGCTTGGTTAACTGTTTCTGCTGAAGACATGAAAGAAAATCCAGACCTACGATTTTTAAGGTAACACATCCCGTAACATCTTTTGTCGGCTTTACAAGCTTCCCAGAATATATAGAATAGTCTATTGGCCTCTCTAAAATCAGGTGCACCTACATCTATTTTACTCCATTGTAGGTACATATAGTGTGTACCTGTTATATATGTTGGCGTACCGTTGTTATTAAACCAGAAACCTTCTTCTCTTCGCTTAAACTCTTCGTCTATGTAATCATACCACTGTGATTTCTTTTCTTCAGGGTATGCTCTCCAGTCAAATATATTTTTAAGTCTTGCTAGTTCTTTTGGATATTCAAATTGTTGCCACTTCTTTACTTCGTTGCTATACACTTGCACTGGCCGCATTGGCAGAGCAATCCGCAAACCTTGCAACTCAATGATTTCACCGATTTTTCCAGTTTTTGATATAACGACGATATCGTTTTCTTTATTATATCCATATTCCCATTTATTTTTTTTATTAAGCCTTTTGATTGTATTAATCTTAACTGGCTCAACTGTTTTAACTAAGTTTTGTTCGTACATTATTTTGATCTACCTTCAGCAAATCCTTTAAATACTTTTGCTTTATCTTCTGGTTCTTTACCTTCTAATAAATTTTCTTCTTCTTGGATTCTATTTAATATTTCAAATGCATCGAATATTGCTAGCTTTTTTGTAGCCGCAGCATTCTTTAATCTATCAGCTGATATATCATCGTCTGAGTCTACAATCGGCTCTTTAGCAACTTTGATTAATTCATCAACTGCTCTCTGCCCAGCCTGGATTATATTCTTCTTCGTCTCCTTGATATTCATATTTAATTGTAATAAATTTTGATAGTAGTCTATATAGTTTTTGACCGTCTATAATAAACTCATATTCTGAGCTTGGCCTAAAACCTATTAAGTCACCTTTTTCTACAGTACCGTCTGTGTATTTAACAATACCTACCAAAGGCTTTTCTTTTTCTGTACTTAACTCGTCTGTTGATTTTACTGGTGCTACAAAGCAATAACCGTCTACCGCCTGCCATTTAGTGTGGTAATCAAATACAGACTTTTTCTTGTATAAAAATATTTGATCTGGTTGTACTAGATAATGATCTTCATCAATATAAGCTCTACTGTTTTTTTCTATACCGTGTTGGTTATGCCATCTTCTAAAAACATTATGATGTACAATTACAGTATCACCAACCTTAATGCCTGTTTTACCTACAGTTGGTATTGCTTTTACTATAGCTTCTCTGCTAACGTATTGATGGTTGAATATCTCAGTATTTACTATCAGCTCTTTACCGTCTATATCTTTAGTATTGTTGTATCTATTTTTTATAGGCGTTACAACAAAGTTGTAAACTGATTTCATTAATACTGTAAGTTGTATTCTACAGATACAGCCATGTTTTTGTTAAAGTCTTTCCAAGGTAAAACATCTTTGCCTTTTCTAATATACACGCTGTACTTGTCGTCTTCTTCTAGTATATCGCAAATAGTATGACCACCATACACTTCTTGCCCAACGGCATAGTGCATGGCGTCATTCTTATAATCTTTACCGATACTAATCTTCCTTATTAGCTTCGACATCTTCTCTTTCGCTTATAGTACCGTCTTGGATATTAACGTTTACTTTACCGTACTGTTCTTCAAGCTCAGCTTGAAACTTTAAAAGATCTTCTCTCATTAAAGTTAAGTCATGAAGTACAGCATGCTTTTGAGTTTCTATTTGACCAACTCTAGTTGTTGCACCATTCATAGCTCCTACAATTTCTTGTAGTTTCTTTAATTGCTCGTCTGTTACTTTTAAATCGTCTGTTTTTTTTGCCATTTTTATTTAATTTAAGTTAATTTAATTTATATAGAGATATTAAGCGCCTCTATGTTCGCTTTTTGCTCTGCAGATAAAGCAGCTACAAAACCTTCTTCCTTCATCTTTAACCAAAGGTGTCTTTCGTTTTTAGCTAGTTCATCTTTTTGATCGTCTGTAGGATTAGCTTCAGTTCTGTGAGATACAACAATGTTGTATGAATCCATAGCAGCTATTACGTGTTGAGCGTAATCAATTTCTTCTGACATAATTTATTTATTTTAATGTATTAATATAATTACTTGTTTTTCAGTTGTTTTACTTCTAAGAGTTGCTAAACGGTGTTGCTGTACTACCTGTGTGTAAAATTGTACCTTCAACAGACCATATATCAGCCGCTATATTAGTTACTCTTATTCTACTACCAGCAATACCAGTTGTTGTTCCGTTCATTGTTATTGCTTTATTAGAAGTTGCAGGCGTGTAAAATGTTGCTGCATTATCGTTATCAGTGTCTAACGTATTGACAGCTCCAATAAACTTTTCATTAGTAGTATCTGATAATATTATTTTATGTGAATTAGATGTTGCAGTTGTTTTTATTATAAATTCAATGGTTGCACCTAAGTAAGCTCCAGCTCCAGAATCTGGTAGTGTTACAGTAGCACCATCAGCATCTGAAAATACGTATATATTATTTGGTAGTGCAGTTGCTACGTTAGCAGTTGTTGCGTTTGTTGGTTTTGATAAACCATGTACAATTGCTTTTGTTGTTGCTGTACTACCTATTAATGTTGTGTTAGTACCTAAACCAGTTAATCCTTCACCAATTATAATACAGCTGCCGTTACTATTTGCTGCTAAATCTGTATCTCTACCTATAACAACGTTATTACCACCAGTTGTTAAAACTCCACCACTTGCTTGTCCTATTAAAGTGTTGTTAGTACCACTAGTAATATTAACACCTGCATTATGACCTATTAATGTGTTATTATCACCAGTTGAAACAGCTAAACCGGCTTGTCTACCAACAGCAGTATTATTAGAACCTCCGTCTGAAACTCTTAAAGCTTGTATTCCAATAGCAGTATTTTCATCACCACCAGTCTCAGCGCTTAAAGCTTGATACCCAACAACTGTATTTGATGAACCATCTGTTAAAGCATCACCGGCATTACCACCGATTATGGTATTTAAAGTACCTGTTGATATGTTTTTACCGGCTTCAAAACCAACAGCTACATTATAAACATCTGTGTCAGAAGTATTGTTTTGTAATTTTAAAGCGCTTTGCCCAATAGCTACATTTCTATCACCTAAAGTTTCAGACGATAAAGCAAAATAACCAAAGGCAGTGTTGCTATTACCTTCAGTTAAAGCATCACCTGATAAACCACCTACAAGAGTGTTATTATGACCTGACGTAATTTGAGTACCAGAATGATAACCTATAGCTACATTGTAAGCGGCGCCGTCATAATCTTGATTCCTTAAAGCGTCTTGGCCAATAGCTACGTTTCTACCACCTGTATCTTCAGTTGTTAAAGCCATTTGACCTATAGCAATATTTGCTTGCCCTGTCGTAAGTCCTCTTAAAGCTTTATAACCAATACCAACATTGTCACCACCTGTTGTAGCGTGTTGACCAGCCTCGGCGCCTAAGTAAGTATTACCAGTTCCAGTAGATAAAGTTCTAGCCGAGTAATATCCTACCGCTGTATTGTATCCTTGTCCACCCGCGTTTAAAGTACCTAAAGACTCGTGACCAACAGCCACGTTTCTTCCGTGTTCAGTTTCAGCATTTAAAGCATATGTTCCCACGGAAACATTAGAACCACCAGTAGTTAAAGCACCACCACTATCGTAACCCAATAAAACGTTTTCACCACCAGTAGTTACTTGATCACCTGCTAAACCACCAACTATTGTGTTGTGAGTACCTGTTGATACTGCCTTACCAGCTTCATAACCTACAGCTACGTTATATGCGTCTGCCCCTGCGTCTTGCGCTAATAAAGAAAAATAACCAATAGCAACGTTTTTACCACCTGTATCTTCCGCGCTTAAAGCCCCATAACCTAAAACCACATTTCCATGACCTGTTGTTAAAGCATCACCTGCCAAACCACCAACTATAGTGTTTAAAGTACCTGTTGTTACGTTTGCGCCAGCTCTAGAACCTATAGCTGTATTATAACCATTACCGTTGTAGTTTAAATCTTGTAAAGCTTCGTTACCTATAGCAACGTTGTGGCTTCCAGTATCTTCTGTGCTTAAAGCTGATTTTCCTATAGCTACATTATCACTACCAGTAGTCAAAGCGTCTCCAGCTAAACTACCCATTATTGTATTGTCAGTAGCTGTTGTTATTGACATACCACTTTGAAAACCTATAGCTACGTTATAAACGTTGCCGGTGGTATTCTGATTTCTTAATGAGTCATAACCTATAGCTACAGATCTATCTCCTTCGTTTTCCAATGATAAAGCTCTAAATCCTATCGCAACATTGTTTGACGACGTTGTTAGCGCATCACCAGCTAAACCACCTATTATTGTATTCTGAACACCTGTTGTAATATCGTTACCAGCAACATAACCAATAGCTACGTTATAACCAGTACCATCATAATTTAAAGCTGTTAAAGCACCATATCCTACAGCAACATTTCTACTACCTGTATCTTCTGTGCCTAATGCTTGAGTCCCAATAGCCACGTTATAAGATCCAGTAGTTAAAGCGTCACCAGCAAGACCACCTATTATATTGTTGTCAGTACCTGTTGTTAATTCTTGACAAGCGCCATGACCAATAGCTATATTATAATTATTAGAATCGTTGTTTTGTTTGTTTAAAGCATAATAACCAATTCCCACACTATTATTACCAGTATCTTCAGTTGATAAAGCTCTAAAACCTACAGCAACGTTATGATTACCTGTAGTTAACGCGTCACCAGCTTGCGCGCCTAATATTGTGTTTTGAACACCTGTTGATACTGATAAACCAGCATCATATCCTATTGCCACGTTGTAAGCATCAGTACCTGCGTTTTGATTTTGAAGTGATCTCCAACCTATGGCTACGTTTCCTCCATGTGCATCTTCACTAGCTAAAGCATAATAGCCAAGAGCAACGTTATAACTACCACCTACTAAAGCTCCTCCAGAATTGTAACCTAACAAAGTGTTGTTTAAACCTGTTGTTATAGCATCACCAGCTATACCTCCTATAATAGTGTTTTTAACTCCTGTTGATATTGTTTTACCAGCTTCAAAACCAATAGCCACGTTATATGCGTCTGCACCAGCATTTTGACTTAACAAAGCAAACTTTCCAACAGCTACATTACCACCATTTCCATCTTCAGCGCTTAGCGCGTGATAACCAACCGCAACGTTGTCTGATCCACTAGTTAATGCGTCACCTGCTAAACCTCCAATTAATGTATTTTGTATTCCTGTTGTTACTTGATTACCAGCGTTGTAACCTACGGCTACGTTATAACCATCACCATCATAGTTTTGATTAGTTAATGCTGATTTTCCAATAGCTACGTTTTTACTACCAGTATCTTCAAGGCCTAACGCGTTTAAGCCAATAGCCACATTATCAGACCCTGTAGTCAAAGCATCGCCAGCTAAACCACCTATTAAAGTGTTTTGTATTCCTGTTGTTACACTCTTACCAGCTTCATATCCTACAGCTGTGTTGTAGACGTCTACGTGACCAGTATTACTTTGATCACCTAAAGCATCAAAACCAACCGCAACGTTTCTATCACCCCTAACTTCAGCACCTAGAGCATCATAACCTATTGCAACGTTTCTATTACCTGTCGTAAGAGCATCACCAGCCAAACCACCCATTATAGTGTTTTCAGTACCTGTTGTTATTAAATTACCAGCGGCATAACCTACAGCTGTATTGTAACTGTCAGCTCCGGCATTTTGATTTAATAATGTATAAGCACCTATAGCAACATTTTTACCGTGACCATCTTCCGTGCTTAATGCGGCATAACCTACAGCTGTATTATCAGTGCCACTAACTAAATTATCCCCAGCGGCATAACCTATCGCAACGTTTCTAGATCCAGTAGTTAAAATACCAAGAGCATTTACACCCACAGCAGAATTAGAGTCTCCAGTTGTAATAGCATCCATTGCGCCAAAACCATAAGCAGTATT